GAAAATTCAACGGGTCTGCACTGAATGTTAACAAGGCAGTGCCGTGGACAAGTTTGCCCACGACACACAATTCGCAATTTTATTTTACGCGAACTGTCTCTACTGCATTGAGTGTTCCGAAGCCGGTATTCGAAAGTTTACCAGATGCCATGAGTCCCAAAAGAATTTGGAACGCATTGGCGTTAGTAACTCAGCGATTACGCTAGCACGTTTCTTGATCATACGTTAATTGATCATATATCGTATCACCCCTTAGTAGGAGCCCTATAATGGCCACAATGACAAATTTACTAGTCAAAGACGATGCAAATCCTTTAGTTGAACTGACTTTCGTTCCTATTACTGATTCACCGGAACCGTTTTGGCGTTCTAATATGGCAGGAGTGCCATTTGAAGGTCAATTACGGTTAACGCAATCAGTAGTGAAACAAAAGAACGGTAGCTATAAGGTTACTGCGAAGTTGGAAGTGCCGGTAATGGAGACATTAGGCGCATCGGGAACGTCGTTTGGTTACGTTGCCCCTCCCAAAGTAGCTTACGTTAACACGTACATCGTTACGATGTTCGCGGATAAACGTAGTACTGTTGCGGATAGGAGCAATGGAATGAAATTGACGTTAGGCTTGTTAGCGGGTGCTTCATCGGTTACCGCAACTGGTACCCTTAACGGGGCCAGTGCAGCGGACGCGGTGAAGAACTCAACTGCAGCATTTCCGCAGTTATTCACAGGCCTGATTCTTGCTAGCTGATTCAGCTAGTTAACTAATCCCGGACGGTTAAGTCCGTTCGTCCTTACCTTAGGAGGTAAAGTATGGATTATATTAAAGAATTCCCGATCGATAAATCCTTAATCATTATCGGACGGTTAGTCGAGACTTGCGCTCGTTTAGGTGGACCTCTATCTCAAGAATTACGAAAGTTATTCTTGAATGGAGATTATCTAGGTTTAATCAATTTTTCATTTGATTATTCCAAAGATTATTCGTGTGACGATTTTTTATATGCTCGTCAAATTCAAGCTCTCTTGTCAAAACAAGAGTGGCTTGATTTGGGGATTGATAAAGAAGCTGTTGCCTTTACCACTTTTATGAATGCAGAGAAACTTTGTGAAGAAACAAACCTTCGCTTTCGTGGTGATCTATCTGATGTTTCATCAGATGTTAACGCCGTATTACACGGTGCTAGCAGAAAAATAGCCACTACGCTTGGTGAAGTCCCTTCGTTATCTGATCTTGATTTCTCATTTGGTCCCGGCGCCACAACCAACGTGAAACGAGCGCGGTCTAATCCTAGGATTAAACTTGAAGCTCATTTAACATGTAGTCATGAATTTGTTCCTCATGCAAAGGAATTCTTAGCAGAATTCCCGAGTTGGACGGAGTCTCATGTTGATGAAAATCGTCAACTTAGGCTATATCCGTCTCATGGGAAACTTCAATTCGTGCCCAAAAGTTCCAAAACAATGCGGTCTATCGGAGTTGAACCAACCCTTAATGGCTTCGGCCAACAAGGAATCGGTAAATACATCCGAAAAAGATTGCAACGTGCTGGAATAGATCTAACTGATCAGACTAAAAATCAAAAGTTAGCCTGCAAAGGAAGTATCGACGGTAGCTTAGCTACAGTTGATATGTCTAGTGCAAGTGATACAATTGCTTATGGTTTGGTCATGCATTTACTCCCTTGGGATTGGTTCAATTTATTGGACAAATTCCGTACGGGCTCGGTTACGTATAAAGATAAAGTTATTCATCTTCACAAATTCTCAAGTATGGGTAATTCTTATACTTTTGAACTTGAGTCGTTGATATTTTATTCTTTAGCGTACTCTACTTGCACCCATATGGGGTTAGACCCTAAAGTAGTCAGTGTCTATGGAGACGATGTTATTATCCCCGTAGAAGCTATGACTCTCTTT